AGCCAGGCAATCTATCTGATGGATGTAAAATCATACGATGATAGCTTAAACAGACTATTTGATGATTCAACTACAAGACCCAGTGTTAGAAAGACTATTGAGCAGTTTGAAGGAAGAGCAATTGACAACAATTATGTATCTTCATATTTCCCAGATGTTATTGTAAGAGATGACATTACTGGCGAATCAGTCACAGTGCCTTCTTCAGTCGTTGCTTTAGGTGCACTTGGTTATAACGATAGAGTTGCATACCCTTGGTTTGCTCCTGCAGGTTTCAATAGAGGCTCTCTAAGCACAGTGTTAAATACAAAAGTAAGATTGACAGCTGAAGATAGAAACATTCTATACGAAGCAAGATTAAATCCTATTGCAAATTTCCCAGATGGTGGATTTGTAATATTCGGTCAAAAGACACTTCAACAATCAGACTCAGCTATTTCGAGAGTTAATGTTAGAAGAATGCTTCTTGAAGTCAAGAGAATAGTGGGTGATATTGCGAATGGACTCATCTTTGAGCAGAATACTCCTGCAACAAGAGCTAGATTTATCTCTCTTGTCAAACCTAAGCTTGCTTCAATTCAAGGCAACCAGGGTATCGATAGCTTTAAGATAACAATGGATTCTTCAAATAACACCGCAGAAGACATTGAACAGAATAGATTAAACGGAAGAATAGTCTTAGTTCCAACGAAAGCAGTAGAATTTATCTCTATTGACTTCATAATTACAAATTCAGGTGTCAGTTTTGAATAATTACAATAGATATTCGGAGAACAAATCATGGCAGAGTTAACATTTAAATCAGCGGGCGTTAGCACAAGAGAGATAGACCTGTCAGGTCCCACTCCTACTGGCCCTACTGGAGTTCCCGCAGGCGTTATTGGAACAGCAAATGAAGGTCCTGCTTTCGTTCCCCTGACTTTTGCAACTTATGGTCAGTATAGGCTCACATATGGTGCTTCAGACGGGACTAAATTTGGTCCTATCGCAGCGAACGAATGGCTTAAAAATGCTCAGGCACTAACTTATGTTAGAGTTTTGGGTGTCGGTGATGGAAAGAAAAGATCAGCTTCTACAGGTAATGTGACAAATGCAGGTTTTGTAGTTGGTGAGACTCAAGTACAATCTAATGGTGTTGAAGGTAATAATCCTTATGCAAATACTGGAGGAGCTGGCGCCGGAAGAACTTACTTCTTAGGTTGCTTCATGTCAGAATCTGCAGGAAGCAATGTCTTCAGCGCTGCAGGAATTCAAACATCGGGACAGAATATTGCTAGCGCGATTCTGAGAGGTGTTATGTTAGCACCCTCGGGTGTTATTCTCACTCTAAGTGGAAACATTGGAGGAACAAACACAGCTCCTTCTGCTACAAGTAACTCATTAACCACTACAGGGTACACAACAGGATCTGTTAATCTGTCTGGAGGAGGAAGTTCCTTCGTTCTCTTTATGAACGGATACAAAGCAACATCTGCTAATCCTTCGGCAATCACAGCTTCTTTTGATATGTATTCACCTGATTACTTCGCAAATGTCTTCAACACTGATCCTTTAAAGACAGAAGAGTTAGGACACCTTCTTTACACTCACTACGATATTCATCCAACACTAGCAGAAGTAACTGGTACAGGCGTTATTGCAGCAGGATCTTACGCAGGAAGTCAAGAGCCTATCGCCTTCATACTCTCTTCTTCTGTTGCAAGAATTGAAAGAGGAGCAACGGTAGGCGCAGGCAACGATGATGTTCCTGTTTATGAATCATTCGAAGATAGATTTAGCAACGCCTTTTCTCCATATGTAATATCACAGAAATTTGGTGCTGCTCCTTATAACTTGTTTAAACTTGAGACACTGTCAGATGGAAGTGGAGTGACTAACAAGTTTAAGTTCTCAATTGAAAATATTGTTAAATCTACTTCAAGCACTGATAAATTTGGAACATTTGATCTTGTTTTGAGAGACTTCTACGATTCGGACGATGAAAAGGTTGTTTTAGAAAGCTTTAGAGGTCTTTCACTTGATCCTAGCTCAACCAGATATATCGGAAGAGTTATCGGCGATAAGAAGGTGTTCTTTAACTTCGACAGTGATGTAGAGTCACAAAAACTCGTTGTTGAAGGATCACACGATGTAAGATCTAGATATGTAAGAGTTGTTTTATCTGATGCTCTTAAGAACAAGGAAGTTCCTGACGAAGCTCTTCCTATGGGCTTTAGAGGACCACATCACTTACTCACCTCAGGATCTTTACTTTCTGGACCTGCTGCAGATTCTACAAGACTAAGTGTCACAGATCCGCACAAGAGAGTTAAAGAACCTGCAATCCCACTTAGACTTTCTGTTTCACAAGGAACTGGTGCAAGTAAGAGAGAAGATGTCAACCTTTACTGGGGTGTTCAGACAAATCTAAGAAAAACAGTAGATACACCTAACTTAATATCAGAATTCGATGAGACATTCGAATCATATTCTAAGTATTTCCCAACACACAGACTTGATGCTTATAACTTCTCTGAAGGTGATAATGCAGGTGTTGCTGACGGGAATGGAACTGTTAGAGATTCAGATAGATTCAACTTTAACAAGTTTACCTTAGAAAATATTCAGGTTAGAACTGGTTCTTCGGGACTTGCTGATTCCGAACAATGGTTAAGTGCTTCTTATGTTAGAAATGGAGTCATAACGATAGATCCAACAGCAAAGACAAGAGGATTTACAGTAGATGACTTAGGCGTTGTCTCGAACAGAAAATTCTTAAAGTTCACAGTTCCTTTTCAAGGTGGATTTGACGGTGTTAATATCTTTAATAAAGATCAGCGTGATCTTACAAATAACGCTGCTAAGAGAGAGATTGACGACGAGACAAATCAGGGAGGAACTGATGGTCCTACAATAAGTGCTTATAGAAAAGCTATCGATATTATGGGATCAACTTCAGATGTTGATATTCAACTGCTCACAATCCCAGGTATGAGACACGAATCTATTACCGACTACGCAATTACAACTGTCGAGAATAGATTTGATGCAATGTTAATCATGGATATAGAAGAGAGAGATCAGTTCAATACAGTGGTCACTTCTTCAGCACAAAGTCCACATGTTGCAAATACAGTGACTGCATTTAAGAATAGAGTTTTGGACACATCTTTCGCTGCATCATACTTTCCAGATGTGACTGTGCAAGATCCCGATACTGGTGGTTTAGTTGCTGTTCCTCCCTCGGTTGTCACTTTGGGCGCTTACTCGCTTAACGATAAAGTTGGTCATCCTTGGTTTGCACCTGCAGGGTTTACAAGAGGATCTTTGACTTCGGTTTCGACAGTTAATGTTTTGCTCAATAGAACTAACTTAGACGATCTATACGACGCAGATATTAACCCACTCGCAAGATTCCCAGGCAAGCCTCTCTCAGTCTGGGGACAGAAAACACTTTTGGCCAATGCATCTGCACTCGATAGAGTTAATGTTAGAAGACTTCTAATTGATGTGAGAAGAAAAGTCAGAAATATTGCAAATACCCTGCTTTTCGAGCCCAACAGATCAGAGACACTACAAAGATTCTCAAGTCTTGTCAATCCTATCTTACAGTCAGTTCAAGACGCTCAAGGTGTTGATAGATTTAAGGTGATCATTGACACAACAACTACAACTCAAGCAGATGTTGAAAACAACACAATCCGCGGCAAGATCTACTTGCAGCCCACAAGATCTGTTGAGTTCGTTGCACTTGACTTTGTTGTGACAAATGCAGGAACAACCTTATAGAGAGTAATACTTAATAATAACAGGAGATTTAAATGGCAGAGACACTATCAGTCACAGATATGCTTCCTAATAAGTTTGAGCCCAAGAGAAATTATCGCTGGGTTTTAGCTATAGAAGGAATTGACGCATTTCTAGTGAGCACAACTAAGCGACCCGACATTACCATCGGATCAACAAAGATCGATTTTATCAACAGCTATAGAAATGTTGCTGGTAAACTTGAGTTTAGTGATATCAGCGTCACACTTCACGATCCTATCGCACCCTCTGGCGCTCAGCAGGTAATGGAATGGATTAGAACACATTATGAAAGCGTTTCAGGTAGAGCAGGCTACGCTGATTTTTACAAGAGAGACTGCCAGTTAAAGATGCTTGATCCTATTGGAACAGTCATAGAACTTTGGGATATCAAGGGCGCACTTTTAACAAGTGTTAACTTTGGTGGTTTGGATTATTCTGGAACTGATATCATGAAGATCGACATCACAATGAAAGTTGATAACTGCGTTCTGCAGTTCTGATCTAGATAAGTTTTACTCTCTATTAAAGCAACTGTATAGTTAATACAGTTGCTTTTTTATGGAGAAAAAATGTCATCAAGAGAGTTAAGCCCTAATACTTCAGAAGTTCTGCGTCAAAATGTGATGAAAGATGAATTTGGATGGGAAGTTCCTGTCGAGTCTATTCCTCTTCCCACACGAGGAGCTATTTATAGTCCAGATAGCACTCTTTACAACAGAGAAGTTCTTCAGATTAAATCAATGACTGCTCGTGAAGAAGATATTTTGGCATCGCCTGCTTTTCATAAAGAAGGAACTTCACTTACACATCTGATTCAGTCTTGTTTGATAGATAAGTCTATTAACAGTGAAGAGATGATAATGGGTGATAGAATGGCGCTCATGGTGGGAATAAGAGTCACAGGATACGGTCCTGAGTATCATGCAGTTTCAAATTGTCAATCTTGTAGTTATAAAAACGAATTTATTGTCGATCTTTCAAAGCTTGGAATTAAGCGTTTAAAAATAGATCCTATAAAGCCTGGAGAAAACAAATTTGAATTTGTTTTGCCTGTCACGAAAAAGAGAGTGGTATTCAAATATGCGACTGAGCGCGATAACAGAGAAAGAAGTATCGCTTCTAAAAATATTCAAAAAGCTTTTGGAAATTCTGTCACAAATAATATCACATCATTCTTAGAAAATGCTATTGTATCTATTGAAGGTACTAGTGATCGTGCAAAGATTAAGCACTTTGTTTTAAATATGCCTGCTTTTGATTCCAAGTCATTAAGAACATTTATAAATGAAAATGAGCCTGGCATGGATATGAGATGTGAATTTGTTTGTAAGAATTGTAGTCAAAATAATGAAACAAATTTACCGATGACCACCGAGTTTTTTTGGCCCAGTAAATAACTGGAGAGAAGCATTCTTAGAAGAATGCTTCCTTCTCCAGATGCATCTGGGTATGACATACTCAGAATTGCAGAAGCTTCCAGTAAGGTATCGACACTGGTATATCAAAAGATTGTCTAAGCATTTTGAACAGAAACAAGACATGAATAAGAGACAGCCCGAGGATCAAAGTTCAAATTTGACAAAGATAGAAGAATTTATTAAGAAAAAATTAGAATAGAATATTTATCTTTAGGAGTTTAACTATGGCTTTAGATCCTGCTGATTTGGAAGAACTTTCAAAAGCAAC